AACCTTGTAGAAAAATATTTAGTTGTTTCAAGTGGTTATGTTGATCCACTAGGTAACACAGTAGCTTTTTATGGAGTTAATAATACAGGCGGAGACTTTGGTTTTGTTACTGCTGGTCCCCCTAATTCGGGTATCTATCTAACTAATGCTTGGAGAACTGTGCCTCCAGCTATGGAGGGGTTTTGGACAGATTACCAAAACGTAGATTTTGCCCCCAGTGGTTTACTTAGTAGTTATGACGGATATAGAGGACTCTCCGTTGTTACAATCGCGAATGCAAAAGTTTCTACAGCGGCTTTCCCTCAACCTGGCTTAAGAACTACAGGTAAATACACGTATTTTGGAGGTTTTGCTCCTTCTAATCAAGGTTACGATCCTTATAACACTCCTGGCGACAGTTCACCAGCGTTGGGATTAACCGGTGGAGGTGTAACCCACGGTAGATCTGAAGGAGGGATTTTAACTAACCCATTCAGCACATCTATTGGCTCTGGGACTTCGACAAGAGCAGACTGGGTTTATAACCCTCCTGTGTACTGCCAAACATTTACGGAATCCATTAGAGCCACGTCTCCTGCTGGAAACATGAGTACAGTGACTCGTTATATCTATCGAGGTCATGCAAGTACTTATGTGTCTAACTATGCGTCTATCTATGGTTTTGCACCTGAAGGAGTGCGTGGCCTTATTCGTCATTATTCACCGACGGTAAATTCGAGTAATCAAAAAAATGTTTAACGCTATGAATGCGACTTGTTTGTGCTTATTCTAACTTTATAGGGTTAAACTAATAATGTAGTTGCTTTTGGAGATCATCGACAATGTTTGTCGATAATGATTTTCCCAAGCTGCTCGGCGCTGAACTCTACAGGCCCCACCCGGCCTATGTTGTAGAGATGGCTGCTGAACCTGTAGTCGTTCATGACTTCAGTAAGCAACCAGGCCAGACTGTGCAGCTTGATCGTTACAGGTTCTGGGGCAATCCCGGCTCTAAGGAGTCAAGGGAGCGCACCGCTGAGCAGACAATCGGTACGGCTTCAAGTCGTAACATCGTGAAGGACAAAGTGTTGGTTACTCTTAAGGAGTACACCGGCCCTGCGGACCCTAGCGATCCGACTCAAGCCAGCACTTTCAAGATTGCTCGCGAAACTCTGATTACTGCCCAGCGTTTGCTGCTGGATACAGGTAATCTCACCGGTTTCCACCAATCCATTGGTTCTTTGACACTTCTCGACGACTATCGTCGTTGGCGTGATCGGGTGTTCATCAACGAACTCCTGAAAGCTGTGTCCAAAGGCCAGTCTTCTGATACCCAGGGCGGTTATTACTACCCCGGTAATCTTACTGTTGGTGGCCTTACCTACACCAATGCTGAGCAAGCTAAGTTTGACGTTAAGGACGATTTGCTCCGCGTGGTTAAGAGCCTGCGTAAGCGTAACGTTCCTACTTATCAGGATGGTTTCTATCGCTGTGTTTGCGATCCTACTTTCCTGATGCACTTGCGTCAAAACTCTGACTTCCGTGAGGTGGCTCGCTACCCCGGTAACGGTCAGATCAACCCACTCATGTCAGCTATGCAGCCTAATGCTGCTATCTACATGGGCCAAGGTTTCGGCCAAGCTACTTTTGTGGCTGGCGAACCCATCATGCCTACTGGTTTCGTGTTTGAAGGAGTTCGCTTCTTCGAGTCCACGAACATGCCTACACAATCCGCTTCAGCCACCATCGCTGGTAGTTCTACTACCTATGATTCGGCTATCGGAATGTTCTTCGGCCCTCAATCCGTAGGCGTGGGTATTGGTGGTAACAACGCTCAGGTGTTGTTAAACAATAATGACGATTTCAGCCGTTTTATCATGATGATTTGGAGCCTGTACGCAGGTTTTGAACTTCTGAACGCTGACTTCGCCACTATTGCTTATTCCTTTAACGTTTAAGGAGGAATAAACCATGGCAATTAATCCCCTTCAGCTTCAAGTTTCCAAAATCTATCCTGGAAACTACACTAACGTTCTTCGTTACTGGCACAAGCCCACGTCTGTTGTTTACAACAACGCTAACGAGACAAGCACTACTCTTACTAACCAACCTGTTGGTGGTCCTGTTGGAGTTGTGTTCAAGCCTGGTTGGATTGCCCAACAGGCTATCGGTTATGTAGACCTCTCTTATCAAGCTGGTGGTACTACCAATCAGTTGGAGTATTACACCAACCCTTATGGGTCAGGTCAAAACAGCACTAACCAGCCTTTCTTGAACGCCAACGTTATTATTCCTTCACCGGATTATCACAAGGACGTTCGTGCTGACATCACTGACGGTATTATTGTGCCTTCTGGCGCATATATTTATCGTTTGGCCCTCCGTGTTGACGGCGGTGACCTAGTGAGCAGCGGCGTGGCTGGTGCAAGCGCTACTCCTACTTTGGGTCTTGGCCCTGCTCTAGGTGTTGGCGTTAGCACAACCCCTGGTCCCTCCGGGTTCTTTGTAACCCTGGCTGGTAGCAGCAGCCGTATTACTAACGGCACGTTTAACACCAACAACGCGTGGAATTCTAACCTTCTTGCAAGGGTAAACTCTGATACCACGTACAAACTGTCCACTGTAGTCAACCTCGGAGGCAACGTTGCTTCTGGTTTGGCTCAAGGTTCAGGTATTTACGATCCTCGTGCTGGTTCTAACCGTTTAAGCGGTAAAAACAAAGCTCTTGGTATCTGTGAAGTGTGTTGGATGGTGGCCGATGAAGCTCCTCAACGGGATGACATCGTTCTCCAACCTGCTGGTGTTGTGGAATCCAGCATTTATACCAGCACTGTTCCTGCCTGATAGAATCAAGTGGGTCTGTGGTGGACTTAGCCTCTCCTTCGGGGGAGGCTTTTTAATTTAAAGCAGGAGCCGCGTAATTTTTGTTAAAGGCTTCCATACTTTTTATAACTCGAAGAAGTTCTGTTACTTCCGTTATCTGATCGACATTATCTGGTGTTACTGCAAACCTTATTTGGGGATAGGACCCTGGTAGTTTTTGGCTAGTGTCTCCCTTTAAGGGTGCTGATTCATTAGTAGTGTAGTTTCCTCCAACAGTCCCTGTATTAGGTTGTTTTGGAGCGTCGCTGCCCGTGTTGGTTTCCGTGGGCGCTGGTTGTGCTACTTGCTGTATTTTTTGTGCATCCCTGAGTACTGCTGGATTTAAATAAGCCGCTAAGTTTTTGTCGCGAGCATCAGGGCTCACTCCAAATGTTTTTCTGTAATAAAGCTGATCCGCCCCTGACTGTAACCAGTTTGCAACGTCCGCATGATGTAACGCATACTCTGCGTCGTTTAATGTTTTTCTAATATTTGTGGGGAAGTTTTTTCTAGGTATATTGCTGACAACAAGATTTGCTAAGGCGGGTACAGCATCAATACCTGCAGTAGCAGCAGAAGTTAAAGCTCCTCCGCCCCCTACAAGCAGTGCGTCAAGAGCATTTTTCTTTAAATTTTCTTTAGGGTCTAAAAAAGCTCCACCTACATTTATTACATCGCCTACGAAAGGAACTGCTTTTATTACTTTTTGAATTGGACGGGGTATATTTGCTCCTACATTACGCAACGCTTGAAGAAAATCCATTTTTTAACAAATGCTCCTCTCATTCTAGTAATTTGCTATAAAATAGGGAGATCTTAAGTCAGCATAATGACTGTTTCCACAGCGAGTAAAGCGGTTTATCTACCCAGCGGAGTAGATGTCGAGATCTTAAGTCTCCACGACGAGGGAGAGTACTACATGGTGCGCTCTAACACTACCGGTAAAGTGTTTTTTGCTCACAAAGGGCAAATAAAGGAAGCAGGAGAAGGTACAGTTTTAGAAATAAGTGAAAAACCCGCACTAAAACGACGAGGAGGACGCCAGATTGTAAAACCTGAGGTCCCCACGGAGTTTCGGGTCAACATCAACAGCGCCACTCCCCAACGACTGACTCAAATTCTTAAAGGCGTGGGGATGAAGACGGCAATTGAGATTAAAGAGCTTCAACAGTCGCTGCCTGGAGAGCGATTTACAAAACTTGAACAATTAAAATCAATTTCTCGTGTGGATTGGGATGCAGTTTTGGAAGATGGGGTTTGT